AAATTCAATAAATTCAAGCCTTCCAAATCGGAGGGCTTTTTTATTTTCAAAATAATCACTTTAAACTTGCTTTGTATTGTTACAATAATGTATCTTTGACGAAACTTAAAACAGCAATATTATGATACCACAAATTTTAGTAGGAGCAACAATAATCGGATTCGGTTATTACTGCTATACGCAATTCAAAGAGGTTGGTCGCAAGTCAACCGTTAAGCCCAATTCCAGCCGATGGGTTTATTTCGCTAAGAATCGAGAGGCTTTATTCTTTGCTTACAATGCCGTTACTCAAACATTGATAGCGGTTAGTATTGACGAGATTAAATGCTGCGTTACGGCTTACGAAAAAGGTGCTTGTAATATGAATCATCATTTGACTTCATACCTACGTGAGCAAGCTAGTAAAAACCCATTTAGCTATTCACGGATAAATGAGGTTGACTTCATCAATCAGTTCAATCTTGCAAGCGATAAATTTGATTTTAGTAAATAATTAGGGACATGGAAAATAAGACACATTGGAAGAAAAATTTGGATAGCCGATATATTTCCGGAGAAGATTTGATAAGCGGCTTACATGGGCTTAAACCTGAAATGGTAGTTACTATTGAACGGTTTAATGATGCTGAAACTTTCGATCAAAATACTCAGCAGAAACTTGTAAAAACTGGATTCTATTTGCGTGAGGTTGGCGGCAATATGTTACACAAGCCAATTATCCTAAACAACACCAACGCAAAATACTGTGAAAAGGAATTTAAGACACCTTTCATGGAAGATTGGATAGGTAAACCGATTGTATTATACGCACAAGCAGATAAGCGATTTGGACACGTAGCACGATTCAAGAAATACTATCCGCAAGCACATAAGACAGTCGAACCACCTAAGCCAGTTGAGGTTAATGTTGATGAGATAGTTCTACAAATCGAACTTATCACAGAATTACCACAACTCGCACAGTACTGGAGCGGCTTAGATATTCCAACTAAGAACATCGAAGCAATCCTAAAAGCTAAAGACAAACGTAAATCAGAACTTGAAAATGGTAATTCATAACGTAGAACAAAGAAGCCTCGAATGGCACGAATTAAGACGGGCTAAAGTTACCGGAACGAAATTCAAAAGCCTGCTTAGTAAAACCAGTATCGAACTTGTTTACGAACTCATAGCAGAAGCAGCCACAGTAATTGAAGATGATGAAGATGGTTATGTTTCCGCTGCTATGCTTTGGGGTGCTGAAATTGAGCCGTTAGCCTGTTTAGCTTATGAAGGTATCACAGGGCATAAAGTCAAACACGCTGGATTTCTATCGCATGACTTACTAGATTGGTTCGGACTTTCACCTGATGGATTGGTTGAACTTGAAGATGGTAGTATTATCGGTATTGAGATAAAAGCACCAAACACAAAGCGACACGTTAAAACCATTGTCGAGAATAAAGTTCCTACCGATGCTAAGGCAAATTGGCGACCTCAATGCATGATGTGGTTCTTATTGGATGAGAAAGTTAAGCAAGTTGATTTCGTTTGTTATGATGAGCGATACACCGATAAGAAGTGCCATATCATATCCATTAAGCGTGAAGATGTACTGGATGAGATTGATGAAATGAAAGAAAAGCTGTATAAGTTTCGCGAAACATGGCTAATCACTAAGAACAAAGCAAAATAACCGGCACGAAGCCACCACCTACCAGCAAGTAGTTAATTTTTAAGGGAGCGAAAAAGCTGGTAGGTTTATTGATTTGATTCGGTTGCCGATAACGGTTCTCGGCTTGGCGAAGTTGGGGATTTTGAAAACGAAACGCTCAAATTATTACTAAACTTAAATTGAAATACAGATGTTGAATTTACCACCAAACCCCCAATTTTGCCAAACCGATGTTAGTGGCAGTACGGGTAGTTACTTGGATTTTCTCCAAACGAAACAAAAAACACATATCCTTTCTGGATTTGATGTTGATGAAAAACAGTTAAACAATAAGATGTTTGACTTCCAAAAGTTCATTGTAAAACGAGCTTTAAAAGCTGGTAAGTATGCAATTTTTGCCGATTGCGGATTGGGTAAAACCTTGATGCAATTAGAATGGGCAAATCAAGTATGCAAAGAAACAAAAAGCAAAGTTTTGATACTTGCACCATTAGCAGTTGTAGGGCAAACAATACAAGAGGGGTTAAAGTTTGGAATTGATATGTCAAACATTGATGTTCAAAACTATGAGCAACTTGATAATATTGATTGTTCAATTTATAGCGGTGTAGTACTTGATGAAAGCAGTATTTTAAAAAACTTTGAAGGTGCTACTAAAAAACAAATAATTGATAATTTTATTAGCACTCCTTATAAGTTAGCTTGTACTGCAACACCATCACCAAACGACCCTATGGAATTGGGTAATCATAGCGAATTTTTAGACGTAATGAGCCGAAATGAAATGTTAGCAATGTACTTTGTTCACGATGGCGGCGAAACGGCTAAATGGAGGCTAAAAGGACACGCTGTAAAGATGTTTTATCAGTTTGTAGGTAGTTGGGCTATAATGTTAAATAAGCCTATGGATATTGGTTTTGAAATGACAGGATATGATTTGCCTAAATTGAATTTGTTAGAAAATCAAATTAAAACACCAAAACGAGATAATGGTAGTTTATTCAACGATGCGATTATTTCTGCAACAAATTTTAATCAAGAATTACGATTAACCAAAATAGAACGACTTGATGAAGTTGTGAAAATTATAAACGAAAAACCTGATGAAAACTTTATTATTTGGATTAAGCAAAACGAAGAAGGCGAAATGCTTAAAAAATTACTTCCTGATGCTGTTGAAGTAAAAGGGAGTGATAGTAATGAATGGAAAAAGGAGAAACTACTTGGATTTGCAAATAATGAATTTAGAATATTGATAACCAAAACCAAAATAGCAAGTTTTGGAATGAACTACCAAAATTGTAGAAATCAAATTTTTGCAAGTTTAGATTTTTCTTTTGAAGGATTGTATCAAGCTATCCGCAGGAGTTACAGATTTGGACAAAAAAACGAAGTAAACATTTATTTAATAACAACAGATACAATGGCTAATGTAAAACAAGCTATTGATACAAAACAAAAACAATTTGAAATTATGCAAGACGAAATGGCAAAAGCAGTTAATTTAAATTTAGCTGGGCAAATTATGCAAGTAGGTGAATTTGATACCACCGAAGAAAATAATGAATGGTATTCAATACAAAGAGGTGATTGTGTACAGTTAATTCAAAACGTAAAAGAAGAAAGTATTGGACTGAGTGTATTTAGCCCGCCATTTGCAGAACTATATACATATTCAAACCACTTGGAGGATATGGGTAATTCAAAAGATTACAATGAATTTTTAACGCAATTTAGCTTTCTTATTAGAGAGTTGTATAGAGTAATGATGCAAGGTAGAAATGTGGCAGTACATTGTATGGATTTGCCCATTCAGAAAGGGAAAGAAGGATTTATTGGGCTTCGTGATTTTAGCGGAATGATTTTAAAGGCTTTTGAAGATGCTGGTTTTGTTTATGCAAGTAGAGTAACTATTTGGAAGGACCCTGTAATTGAAATGCAAAGAACAAAGGCACTTGGACTATTGCATAAGCAAGTGAAAAAAGATAGCACTATGAGCCGTGTTGGTATTCCTGATTATGTAATGATATTTAGAAAAGATGGCGAAAGGAATAACCCTGTAACCAATACGGATTTAAGTGTTGATTTGTGGCAAAAATATGCATCTCCAGTATGGATGGATATTAACTATTCAAACACATTACAAGGGTTTAGAAATGGCAGAGAAGAAAATGATGAAAAGCATATTTGCCCTTTACAACTTGATACCATTGAAAGATTGGTACACTTATACTCAAACAAAGGCGATACTGTTTTAACTCCATTTATGGGTATTGGTAGCGAAGTTTATCAAGCTGTAAAAATGGGTCGAAAGGGCATAGGATTTGAGTTAAAAGAAAGCTATTTTGATTTAGCTAAGGCAAATTTAAAAGCAGTCGTTTCTCAAAAGAACCAAGTCAGCTTGTTTGATGCAGTTAAGTAGTATTGCACATAACGTCCGAGTGCTTGGCGAAGAAGCGGATAAACAAGCCTAAACTTTAGATTGAGCAACCAAATTAACAAACAAAAAACAGATTATAAATTAATAACTGAACCCGCTTTTTTGCCAAACACTTGTTATAGGCAGTACGGGTTGTAAAACGAAAATTATGGCAACATTTGAAACAGTAGACGTTGGAACTATTGCATTAATCCAACAAACAGAAGAAGGTAGAATTTTACAAATTGGATTAACAGTTGCTCAAAGTAATATGTTACAATTATTTCTGGCTAAATTATCAGAAGAAAGTAAATTAATTCAGATGCCAGAAGAATATGATTTGGTATTAAAATCTTCTTTGAAAACGAAAAGGTAGTATTGCCTATAACGGTTCACGTATTGGCGATGTTGTGGACTTTGAAAAACTATCGCTCAGAATTATTATTAACGTTTAATAGAATTACAAATGAACAATTCAGAACAAAAGCCGCAATCTTGCCAAGCCGATGTTATGCGTAGGGCTACTGGCATAATGTTCAAAGGAAATGAACTATTAGATGGCGATATTGTCGCACAGCATTGCCAAATGAGAGATGACTATACAGGCAAAACAAGCATTGAATTAAATAGATTGCTGATTTGTTGGAATGGCAAAAGCTGGGATGTCAAATGTATAGATGCAATGATTGGTTACAGAAATAATTTTTGGGGGTACATTCCAAGATTTGATGAAGTTGTTGGCAATGCTATTGATAATGCTGATTTGTTGCGTGGCGGTGTCGTTTGGCAGCCTTACGCATAACGGTTTGCGTATATAAGAAGTGGCGGATTTAGAACCACAAATTTTAATTAAACAACAAACATTAATAGAATGAGAAAACTTAAAAATACCACAGAAGACCGCCATTTTTTATATACGCTGTTATCTGCTGGTTCTTTTCCGAAAGCCACTTTCTCACTTGGTTGTTTTACATCGCAATTGGCAAGTAGTTTAACAACTATTGATTATGTCGGAGAAGTCACAGAAATAGATTTAGAAAGTGGCTATTGTAATTGGAAACACGAAAAAGGTCATCAAATGCCTTGTGTAAATATTAACTGTATCACTCTGCATTGAGCTTGCAGATAACGTATCGGTGCTATACGATGTGGCGGATTTTCAGCAGAAAGCCCAATACGAAGCACCAAAGTTGAATTAAGTACAAATGTTTAATCGAAGCACGTCAGCCGCCATATTGTATAGCACTTGTTAGCGGCAGGGCTTTTAACGGATCTAAAAATGAATACAGAATTAATGTTTAGCAGTAAAACGGAAATGTGGGCTACTCCACAAGATTTCTTTGATAAGATGAATGATCAATACAATTTTTCTTTAGATGTATGTGCCATTCAAGAAAACGCAAAGTGTGCCAATTTCTTTAGCCCTGAAACAGACGGACTAAAACAGGAATGGAAAGGCACTTGCTGGATGAACCCACCATACGGTAGAGAAATTGGCAAATGGGTTGCAAAGGCTTATCAGGAAGCAGTAGAAAAGAAAAATTGTATTGTGGTGGCTTTGTTGCCTGCCCTAACCGATACAAGATGGTTTCACGATTACATTTATATGATGTATAATGTAGAAGTTGACTTCATTAATGGCAGGCTAAAATTTGGTAATGGTAAAAATTCAGCCCCATTTCCGTCAATGGTGGTCGTCTTTAAGCCTTGCCGCTAACGGTTTCTGGCTTTGCGTTCGTTGGGGATTACCAGCTCTAAAGCTCATTTGAAAAACTAAATTTAATGATATGACAAAAGTAAAATTGAAACCGAAAAGCCCCAATGACGCAAAACCCGTGTTATCGGATGCTGATGTGCGTTGGCTACCGAGATATTCAAGCACGATGGAAGATGATAAGCAAGCTAGATGGGCAAGAGTAGCATACGCAGGAAAGTTTGACAATATGGGCTTTTGTAGAGGAAAGGTTTGCCGTTGGGAAATTGCTTGGGTGAAAAAATTGGATATAAAAGGAGAACTGAAATTTGTTATAAGCTATTTATACCCATCAAACGGCAAACACTTATTTGATAATTTGGAAGATGCTCAAAAGGAAGTGGAGCAAACTTTCCGATGGTTTATGAAGATGTGCAGTGGGAAAATCAGTTGCCCATAACGATTGGTATTGGCGAAGGGCAAGAATAGTAGTACAGATGTTCAACATTTGCACAATGCTGAATAGTAGTACAACTGCTCAATTTATTACTTATGCTTGCCTTTTGCCAATACTTTGTTGTACACTGTTTTTTGGGTCGTAAAAAATATTTTCACTTTTTATTTGAAAAAGTTTGCAAAATCAAAATAAAGTATTATCTTTGTAATGTCAATAAGGCAAAAAAAATTAAAACAAAAACAAAATGACAAATTTTAAATCAAATAACGAAGCAAAAAAGGTAGCAGAGCAAATAGCAAAAACCACACAAGTTTTTTTTACAAATGAAGGCTTAGAAATTACATTTACAAATGATGTAAATAATCAAAAAGATATTGTAGTTGAATTGAAAAAAGTTTTTTCTGATGTAAAATTAAAGGGTCGTAAAGTTCCAAGTATAATAATCAACAGAATAAACCAAGTAACAAATGGACTTAGAATTACAGAAGTTGCGTACTAAACTAAACAAAATTGAAACAGAGCTTTCTAAGTGTAGAGGCTCTGTTTTAGAGGATGGATGGCAAACAAAGCGTTATGCTAAAAAAATGCGGAAATGGGATTATTACGCAGTAGAAAAAATGAAAATTTTACAACAAATAGAAGATTATGAAAATAACATTAAATAAAATGAATTGGAGTAAGGCTTGTTATAAGCCATCCTTTAGGAGATATTGGAGTGGCAAAATTTGGAATTTTTCAATTTACAAATACTCACTTTCTTTAGATTTTAGAAATGGGTTTAAATTAACTGACTTACTTAATGAAAAAGAAAAAAAGCGTTTTTATTTAGGGATGTGGTTAAGAAAAAACAGGAACTAATGGCAAAGAAAAAAGAAAAGTCAAAACGTGGTGGAAAACGAACTGGAAGCGGTCAAAAGTTGAAATATAATGAAGAAACTAAAACGGTTGCTTTTCGGTGTCCAATTTCAAAAGTAGAAAAGTTAAAAGAAATTGTAAACGTTCAACTTTCGGAATGGGCCGTCTTAAAATAGCGTACAACGTTTTGCAGATAGGCGATGTGGCGGAAATCGAAGCCGAAAACTATCTGCAAGCACTGAACTTAAATTAAAAAACTGAACTTAATATTAACCGAGAACCCGCCATATTGCCTATGTGCTGTTATAAGTAGGGCTTCTCACAAATTAAAATAGAATGACCAAAGCAGAATTACTCGAAATTATCAAAGACTATCCCGATGATGTGGATTTAGTTTTTACACAAGAAACAGAAAGAGAAGCTGGCGATGTGTCGGATATGTATTTAGACCACTTAACTGAATGTAAAGCGTTCAACTATATCAATCTATATTTTAAATGGACTGATGTCGGGGAATAGCCTTACCTATAACGTTTTGCGGCTATACGCAGTTGTGTGTCGGCTTTGTGCGGTTGAAAAATTGCGTATAGGTGCTGTTATGTATCAGTTTATTTTTTACTTTTTTGCGCTGGTTTTCAATTAGTTACATAATTTAACAAAAATAATCTTGAAATTGTTTGCAGAATCAAAATAAGTGCGTATATTTGTATCAACAAAAACAAACAGATATGAAAACTTTAGTAAAAGATAGCCAAAGCAGAATAGTAAGATACGGTATGAAATGCTTTAGAAACGATGGCGGGTATAAAGTACAAGCATTTGCTAATGCTAAAAAAAGTGGTAATAAATTAATCATTAGCGATGTTTACAATGATTGCTTTGATAGTGAAGGGAATATTGTATCTGGGACTTATAAAATTATTAGTGTTGGAGTTGGCAAAATTGCTGAAATTAAATGTGAAAAAATATGAAATACAATTGTCCTAAATGCGGAGCGTTAAGTTTTATAGCCGAACAAAAAATACAATATTGTGAGAAATGTAACTATATGCAAGGCAGAACCGAGCATGGAGGGAAAAGAGCCAATGCAGGCCGCAAAAGCCAATATAAGGAAGAAACACAAACAATTTCATTTCGTGTTCCAAAATCACTAATTGAACCGATTACTAAATACGTCAAACGTGCGCTGGCAAAAAGTAAAAAATAAATTGTACATAACGCTTCGGGGCTTTGCGATGTGTGGGCATCGAAGAACGAATGTTGAATAACCCACAAAAGCATCATAGAAGTACGATGCTGAATATTAGTACTTCTGCCCACATATTGCAAAACCCCTGTTATATGCTGTGCTTTTTTAGGGGTGTAAAATTTAAAATTATGTCATATACACAAAAACGTGAAATTAAATTTAGAGATTTTGATTTCGACACAAAGAAAGTTCGGCACTTTAATTTAGATACTTATGATAAAAACGAACACGATAGTTATGGTAATATAACAGAGTTTACTGGTATAAAAGATAAAAACGGTAAAGATATTTACGAGGGCGATTTAATTACAATTACCGACCCATATAATAACAATACAGCAAAAGGTGTTGCAATTATAGTTTTTTCTAATGCTTATGTAGGGGGTTGGGTTGCTACTGTCGATTATAAAGAAACTTTAAATATTGGAACAAGGTCAAATTATATTGAAGTTGTTGGAAATGTTTATGAAAATGTCGATTTAGTACCGACTGTCGTAGCATAGCATATAACTTGTTTATACCCGCTAAATACCTTCGCTAACACATCACTAACAATTCTTAAAGCGAAGTTTTGCTTCGTTTAACTTAAAACTTTTCCAATGCTAATCATAATCGGTGTGAGATAATTTGTATATTTGGGGAGTTCAGTTATGCCGCCACGTAGCTGATAGCGAAAACATTTATTTCCACATGAGGGAGGCTGGCGGGCTTCTCTTATGTGGATTTTTTTTTGATATGAAAGAATCATTCCTTGTTTATAAAGAATGGAACACCTTAATCGAATCACTTGAAGATGATGATAGGTTGTTTTTTTACGACACACTTTTCAATTTTGATGGTGAAGAAATACCAATTTTCAAAAGCAAACATTTACAGTCTGTTGTTAATTTCGTCTTTGGAAAGATCATTGAAAACGATAAGAAATACTCTACAAAGTGCGAAAAAGCTAAAGAATCAGCTAATAAGCGTTGGAATGCGAACGCATCCGAATCTATGCGAACGCATGCGAATGTAAAAAAGGCAATGCATAATGATAATGTAAATGATAATGTAAATGATAATGTAAATGATAATGACAAAAAGGGAAAGCAGCCGCCAAAGAAAAAAAAAGAAACTACACCCGAATACTTTTTCTCAGAAACGCCCGAAGGAATGAACTTCGATATTTTCCGCGAAAAATGGAACGAAACAAATTTTGCAGAACTTCATACGCAAATTGACCCGTTCATTCTTTGGGGAACAATGCGAGATTGGTCAAATGAAAATTCACCGCAAAAAAATAAACGATCCGATTGGATAGCAGTTGGAAGAACATTCGTAAAAAAAGACCCGAAACAATTTACAAAATCAATTTTACCACATGGAGCAACAGACCACCTCAATACAGCAGACAGGAAAGGAGCAGAAATTTTATCCCGTGCTTTCGCAAGAATCGAAGCTAAATATTCAACAAGCAGCGAAAGTCCAAGCGATTAATATTTCAGAGAAACAAATCGAGATTGTGCTTTCTGGAATGCGTTTGCCAATTCGACAAATGGATGAGAAGAAACAAACTGAATTGCTTGTACAGGCACTTTACTACGTTGCTTCGGTTTATTGTGGTGTTAATTGGGATAACACGAATGAGATAATTTTAACTGCTTGCGCCGAAGAAGTTACTCGAAATTTTGGAATGTTAGGCATTGATGAAATTCGTGAGGCATTCTCTTTGGCTTCAATGGGAACTTTTGAAGCGGAAATGACAGCATGGAGGGGTGTATTTACCGTTTCAATTGTTTTGCGCGTTCTAAATGGATATAAAGCCTATCGAAACAAAATACAAAAAGCAATTCTTGTCGAACTTGAAAAGGAAAACGAACTTGAACGAATCGAAATTGATAAACAGAAAGCTGAACGGGTAAAAAAGGAAATAGAACAGGAGTTTCTTAACGCCAAAGAACAAGCTGGTGGATTGAAACCAATTTACACCAACTGGAAAGCAATCCCTCATTATTGGGCTAAATCGCTGATTGAAGATGGGATAATTGATATTTCACCTGAGCGCAAAAAGGAAATATTCAAAGAAGCGCAAAAGGAATCTAAGATTGAATTGATTGAACTTTCTCAGCAAGCACCTTCTGAATGGAAACGAGGTGAGGCTAAAGCGATTGTAAAAGCTATTGATTCAATGAAAGCCGAAAATACACCGGATGAATTTATTTTTAGGTGCAATAACAACTATTCACGTTTGCTTATTTGGGAGATAATAAACCCGCGAAAACAAAACAACTTTTACGAATCAGAAAAAGACGATAAGCCCTTTTGAATTAAAAAAATAGTTACATTTGCTTCATGGGAATTAGAAAACTTAATCCAGCGAGTTCGATAAGCGTTAAGCGTAGGGGCATGAATAAAAAAGCCAAGCGTAACGCAATGATTCACATGACTACCGAGATATTCGGAAATGACCTAATCAAAGGCGCGTTAAGTGAATCAAAGGACGTAAAGCAGATACTTGAAACGATTGATACCCGATATGCTGAATTTGTTGAGGCTCGTGTTCAGGAAATAATTGAACGCAAATATCTTATCAAATTTGAAACTAAAGAACTTTGCGCCGATTGGATCAATGAGAATTGCACCTTGCTACGTTCGGAAGAAGAAAACCCGATTAACATTCTATATTTTTCCTACCAAACTGAAAACGAATTTGAAATTGCAAACTGGAGAGATTCACCCGATGCAATGAATCACTTAACTCGACCTACTGACCATTCAATCGAAGAAGAATGATGCTAACGGACAGCCGAGTAATCATCAAGAATATTCGGATAAGTGAAATGCAGGTTAAACAGAAAATGATTGATTGGGGCGTGCTCGATTCATCATGGATAAATACAGCGATAACTTGTTTGGCACTTCAAAGCGTTGGTGTTGACTACGAGAATTTAATCGATAGCGAACAGGATAAACTTGAACAAAGAGTATCAATGACTACTGAAAGAGTTTGCTTTCCATTAACACCGAAAGATACTTACTATCAAGTGCGGATTGAACTATTCCCTGAGTTTGAAGTTGTGAAACGATGTATTAAAGAGAACTGAGATATGACAACCGAACCTATTGCGTCAGAGTTTTATTGGTTACCATGTAAAGAGCAAAGATTTTTCACTCGAATTCAAGAAAACGAACTAGAACAAGGAATGACAATACTTTACAAACCCGTTATGACAAAACAAGAAGAAATTGAAGTTATCCAAAATACGATTAGACAACTTCAAGAAAATGTCGAAAGGCTAAAATCAGAAAGCCCAGAAGATAAATTCAAAAGACTTTTGCAATGCACTAAAATGCATGAAACAAAAGAATCAATTCTGATTGAAAAAAAAGTTGATGCTTTTAGAAAGGCTTTATGGGTTGCTGAGGTTCTTAATCGAAAAGGAGATTCTAAGTATGACGGTTTTTATACTCCTTATTTGATTGACGGTAAGCCATCTTACATATGTTCTGGTTCAGGAACTGAAATGATGATTCCAAACTTTAAGTTGAGGGAAGTTGCAGTCACACTATTCGACTACCTTACAGATGATGAGATTGAACTTCTTTATGGTCAACGTATCGAAAGATGAACTAACTTCGTATAGATTGAAAAAATAAAGTTATGGCTGGAGGTAGACCGATAGAAATAGTAAAAGCAAAGATTTCGGATGTTAAAGTAAATCCTAATAATCCTCGTTTAATCAAGGATGATAAGTTTGCTAAACTGGTTCAGTCGATTAAAGACCTGCCTCAGATGCTTGAGATTAGACCAATTGTTGTCAATAGCGATATGGTTGTGCTTGGAGGAAATATGCGACTAAAGGCTTGTAAAGAAGCTGGATTAAAAGAAGTGCCTATTATCATTGCCGATAATCTTACCGAAGAACAGCAGCGTGAATTTTTAATCAAAGACAATGTAAGCGGTGGTGAATGGGACTGGGGAACGCTCGCAAATGACTGGGAGGCTGAAAAGTTGGAAGAGTGGGGTTTGGATTTACAAGGATTTGAGGTGGATGCAGACAAATTAGGTACGGACTTTATTTTGCCGGATGGGGGCAAAGCACCATTTCAACAAATGACTTTTACACTTGCAGATGAACAGGCGGAGCAAATAAAAAACGCAATAGCAGATATAAAAGCAACGGAGGAGTATAAATATTGCGAAACTATGGGAAATGAAAACTCAAACGGTAACGCACTTTATTTAATCGTAATGCAATGGGCAGAGCAAAGGAAATAATAGTAAAGGTAATACCCGCTAAAATTGCGAATGAGTTTGTAAAGAAACATCATTATAGTGGCAAAGTAGTTAATTTAAGTAATTTACACTTTGGTTGTTTCCTTGATGACAAATTGCACGGAGTTATGTCTTATGGTCCTCCAATGGATAAAAGGAACGTTTTGAAGTTAGTTGATAGTGGAAAGCAAAATGACAACCAGAAATGGAATGAGATGCTTGAGTTGAATAGAATGGCATGTGACGACTATTTACCTAAATATTCAGAAAGCCGTTGTATTGCAATTTCAATTAAATTGATAAAGAAAAATGCTCCTCAAATAAAATGGCTTTTGTCTTATTCAGATGCAACGCAATGTGGCGACGGAACTATTTATAGAGCCTCAGGTTTTAAACTTACTCAAATAAATAAGAACTCCACAATTTACCAATTAAAAGACGGAAGCATTGTAGCAAAGAGAGGAGATAGTAATTATAACTTTGAAGACGCAAAAGCATTAAAAGGTTACCAAAATAGGTATATTTACCTAATCGACAAAACCTGTAAAATTACAGTTCCGATATTACCATTTAGTAAAATAGATGAAATGGGAGCGGGAATGTATAAGGGAGAAAAAATAACACTTGCTGGAAGGCGAGATAATAACGCGGCAGAAGCATAAAAGTAATGCGCTTGACGTTCCAGTCAGGAGAAGGGGTGCGATACCACCCTGCCGCTCAAAATACAGGCAAAATACAGGCAAATGGCAAAAAGAGGGGGAAAAATATCACCAGCAACGGAGTTTAAGCCGGGGCAGTCGGGAAACCCGAACGGTCGCCCAAAGAAACTGCCTGAGTTGGACAAACTTTTGGCAGATGTATTGGGTGAGGAAAAAGATGGAATAACAGCAGCAGAAGCGATATTGAAGGCTTTACGTGCCAAAGCTGCTAAAGGTGATGTTCGAGCGATTGAAGTTTTGCTCGATAGGGCTTATGGAAAAGCGAAAGTTGGGATTGAACTAACCGGAAAAGACGGCGCATCACTCGGAGTTAAATTCGAGGGAATGGATGAAGCAGGACTTAATAGTTAATCGGGCGTACCTAAAGCTATTCACATCGAAAGCTAGGTATAAACATCTTTGCGGTGGGCGTGGTGCTGGAAGGTCGTATGTCATTGGACAAACGGCAATTATCCGAATGTACGAACCAGCTTATTTCAGGGGAATTATAGCCCGTCAAAACTTTGCAGACATTCGAGGCAGTCAGTTTCAGCAAATAGTTGATATTATTGAAGATAAAGGATTAGAAGATGACTTTCATATCCTTGAACATACGATGTCGATTACCCATAAGCGAACCGGAAATCAAATCTTCGCAAAGGGATTTAGGGCAGCTTCAGGTAGTTCAACTGCAAAGATGAAGTCCATTACTGAGGCTACTTGGGTTTGGATTGAAGAAGCGGACGAAGTTGGAAAGGATGACTTTGATAAGTTAGATAAGTCGCTACGTTCACTTAAGGGGGCATCACTTGAAGTATTGTTCAGCTATAACACCGACAATGAAGATAGCTGGTTGAAGTCCGAGTTTCACGATAAGAAGCGAGATGATACCGAAATAATCCATACTACCTACAAAGACAATTTAAAGAACCTACATCCGGATTATATCAAGGTACTTGAACGGATGATTCAATCCGACCCTGAAGCGGCTAAGTCCGATGTGTTTGGTTTGTGGGGCGGCGGTAAGCGTGGAAAGGTTTACGATAATTGGAGAAGTGCCGATTCGATGCCCGAAGATTTTAAGATAGAATGTTACGGGCTTGACTTTGGATTCACAAACGATCCGACTGCATTAGTTCACATTCGATATTCACAGGGTGATATTTACGTTAAGCAGTTGATTTACGATTACGGATTGACTAATCCAGATATTTGTAAACGGATGAATGAATTAGGCATAACGAAAGCTGATAAGATTCATGCTGATAGTGCCGAACCTAAGTCAATCAAAGAAATTCAGAATCAAGGCTTCAATGTTATTCCAGTTATAAAGGGCATTGATAGTATTATTCAGGGAGTTCAGAAAGTAAAACAGTATCAAGTGTATATTGTTAACTCACCTGATATTCAAAAAGAAAATAAGAATTATATTTGGCATGTCGATTCAAATGGAAAGACAACCAACAAACCGATTGACCGCTGGAATCACGCGAAAGATGCGATTCGTTACGGTGTAGTTGGAATGTTAGGAAAGCCAATAGCTAAAAAACCGACAATGTCAACACCGGGCAAAAGATGAGTCTACCGTTCAAGTACAAAGGGCAAGAAAAGCGAATACCTACATCGTGGGATGATTTAACCGTCGGACAATGTATTGACCTTATTGAATGGTCAAAGACTGGCGAAAACGACATGGTTAAACTTGCTTCGATTGCAAGTGGCATCGAGGTAGGGGAATTGAAAGAAATGAAAGTCGAGAAAGTTACTGATGTGGCATTTCCGCTTTACCAGCTTGTTATTCACGATTCATTTGATAAAGACGATTGGACTTGCCCGCCTTCTTTTCAGATATTGGATAGACGTTATTCATCTTATCAAGAAATTGGTAATCTGAAATACGGCTGCATGGATATTTTTGAAAAGACTATTGCGGATGAATCGACTACATTGATTGAAAAGATTCCGTTAATCATTGCTTCGGTTGTTTATGAGGGTAAGTTCGCAGGCAGGGAACTAGAAGCACGAAAAGACATTGAAAACTTGGCTAATGAAGGCGTGATGAATATGCCTATTAAGTTTGCCTATCCAATAGCTACTTTTTTTTTGAGCAAATACGAGAGTTCTCTAGCCGCAGCAGCTCAGAGGGCGATGGATACACCAACCTCGAAATCAAAGCCGGAATCAAGGACTTGGAGAGGTTTGGTAAATTCGGTTCGGTCTATTCTCTTTCGGGCGGCGACCCGCTCAAGTTCAGTCAAGTCTTAGATTTAACGATGTACGAAACTACTTTAACATTCAAGTTCAGGGCGGCATTGGATAAGTTCAAAACAAACTATCAAAGGTTAGCACACGAAGAAGCACAAAGCAAAAGAAGATGAAGATATTCGACATACTTGAATCATGCGTGTTTCCTTTGGATGGTAATCCTCGTTTGCATAGCGCGACAGATTGGGAACAGAATATTAAAGCCGATTCGATTAGTTACCCGTGTGTTTTCTTAAACCGTCCAACACCGTACAAGCCGACTAAAATAGGAAGGTTCGCTACTCGTCAAGAAGTTTACGAGGTTAAACTGTTCTTTTGCGATAAGTCTCGACCTGAGTACACGCAAATTCAGCATGACGAGATAATTGAAGAACAAAGATTGACGGTTGCTCAGTTTCTCGAAACGTTAGAACATCACAGCGAAGTTGATGTAATAGTAGGTGAGCCTCGATGTACTGATATCTTCAACTTGAACGATCAAAACTTAGACGGCATTTGGCTAGAGTTTAACCTTCGATTGAATATTGATGAGGGTATTTGTCCACAAGTGCCGCTTTCTCCAAGCAAACCGATAATAACTTCGATAAGCCCTGAAGATGCGTACAATACGGGAGTTACCAATTGCGTAATAACTGGAACTGGTTTCGTAACTGGCTGCACAGTTTCGATTAACGGGGATGATATTGATTTAAGCGGAGTTGTATTTAACGATTCAACTAATGTGGATTTTCAAATTGACGTTCCATCCGATGTTAAGTTCGGCACTCGTTCAATTACCATCACAAATCCCGATGGACAGTCTTTTACTTTTGCCGATTGCTTGAATATTATACCTGACTGATGCCGACCTTTAGTCTTGACCGAGCCGCCCTTGATGCTTTCGATAGGAAGTTGATAGATGACCTAAAAGCCTCGTTAGATGCTTCTGGTTCGACTGCATCGGGGCGAACTAAAGACAGCCTAAGAAGTGAGATTACCGAGAATAGATACAAACTATTCGGACGTGCTTACATCGGGGCGTTGGAGTTCGGACGTAAACCGACAAGCGGCGGCGGGGATGGCTCGTTAAAGACAACGATATTGCAATGGATAAAAGATAAGGGAATAACTCCCAAATCGGGAACTGAGGAGAAGGATTATAAGTCGATGGCTTATGCAATAACTCGAAAGATTCACCAAAGTGGTACATTGCTATTTCGTACGGGTAGAAACTATCAAGGGCAAAGCAAACCAACCCAAATAATCAACGGAGTAATTCAGGACGGGCGTATCAAGTCGCTTTCTGATGCTATTTTACTTCATGTTAAGAAACAAGTAATAACTGAACTTAGAGATGCCTACGGTAATTCAAACTGATATTGTTAAGGTTCGTCAACAATCGGACGGTACTGATATTGCACCCGTTGATGTTAACGTGGTGGCGGTTTATAATCCCGTAGTTATTGAACTTCAAAGGAAAGACTTTACAGGCACAACGGTTTTATCAGCTTGGGATTCGACAAACCTTTCAATTAACTTAGGCACATTAGCTAGTGAGGTTGAAGTAGGGGATTTTATCACAACTGGAACGGTAAGCCGACGAGAGGTATTGAATAAAACTGGTAACATCATTACTTTCGATTTCCCTCATTCGGTAATGGGTAACATAACTACTTACTTCAATATCGAAAGCCGAAAGAATTGGTACTTGGCATTGAAGGTTGAGTGTTTAATTCCATCTGAAGGTTCTAAGACTATCCGATTGACACCTGACGAAACCGGTTTAATGCGTGCTGAGATAAGCGGCGCAATGAAGTCTTTCATGTCGCTGGATTTCGGTAGTGAGTTTATTGAATCAAGCCCCTTACATATTCAACAATTCAATCAAAGCAAGGTATTTAAACTCAACTGGACTGAGTATTGGATTGGCTCAACGGAAGAAAGTACGAATAATACAGCAACCTATCATGGTATAGCTGGTGCTTTTCAAATGGGCGATCCAAATGATGGATATTACATTGACTACTATGCAAACCTATTCGGAAATTCGGGCAGCCCTGAGTTATTACCTAGCTGGCTAACTGAGTTTCCCGTTCCTGTTTGCTTCGCTGGGTATCCTTTTACGGTTTCGATGATTCCAAATGCCGATTTAGGAAACTTGAATGAGTATAGCCTTTTGAAGATGTACAAGAAAGCCGATGGAACTATTTCAAATTACAATGAATACGAGTTTCCGACTTTTCTGATAATGAATAACGTGCTGAGATTAAACTTGGCAAAGTTGGACGGTGAAATTACCGACCCTGACCTAGACGTTTCGCTCGATGTAGGTTTGTTCTTAACGGAGGATTACACGTATATCCTAAAGCCGTTAAAGGTTAAGTATGTCGCAGCATCGAAACAGAGTTGCAATACCTTTTACGTTCGTTGGCTTAACTCGTTAGGTGGATGGGATTATTGGTTATTCCAATTCAAGATTTACGAAACTGACAAAGTCGAATCAGTTGGTACTTATCAAAAGTATTTCGATTCAATAGCTTCAGCTAAATCGTTTGAAAACTATATCGGTAAGAATATCACACCACAAGTACAGGTCGCAGCCGAATTTATCACACCCGATGAAGCTATCGGACTACGTTCATTAAAGACAAGCCCATCGGTTGAGTGGTACAATGAAGAAACTAGCAGTTGGATTGGAGTAAGAGTAGAACCTAGTTCTTTTCTATTCCGCTCAGACAGCCTCAACTATGGTAAGTTAGAACTTACTATCACATTACCTCAACGATTCAATCAGACGGCATGAATCAGAGCGTGAAGATTAACGGTAACGAGTTGCACTTAGACAAAGGTGCAATTATTACTATCACTAAACGGATAGCTAATATCGGCACGTTGGAAAGGCAATCGAGTTTTACCAATAAACTTGACCTACCTGCTACGGCGGTTAACTTATCGGCGTGTGGTTTGGTACAGGGCAGCGATGCAAGCATATTAAAATACAGCCGTCAAATTGGACAAGTTAAGTCCAACGGGATTGAGGTGATGAATGCAGCGGAGTTTACTATTGAATCAATACAGGATAGGATTTCGATACTTATCAATGCTGATAATTCTGTTTTCTTCGATAAGATTTCTAAACTTCGTTTGCGTGAGTTAGACCTTTCCGACCTTGACCATGTATGGTGCATGCAGTCCGAGTATGATTCAATTCCTAACGATTGGAACGATGGCTACATTTATCCTATTCACGATACTGGCAATCAAAGTCGCAGTATCAATAATCTCCAATGTCAGGGCGTTGTTCCACACGTATTCGCGAAATACATCTTCAAAAAAATAGCTGATAACTTTGGCTATACGATGGAGGGTGCTTGGTGGGGGCATCCGATGTTTGAGTTGATTATGGTTTCAATTACCGAGGCTCGAACTGGCACAAGATTACAGCAGCAAGTTCAAGTAACAGCGACTAAAACAACTAATCAAACATTCGGGCTGCTGTTTAATACTTGGACTAAAGTAACGGCGTGGGATAGTGCAACAACCGATATTTGGGATGTTTGGAATAATAATTCACCAAGCGGATATGAAGTTAAGTTTCCGGGCAAATATACCTTTAAGGTCAGGTTTGAATCGGACATTGCAAAAGGATTCCCCTCCGACCCGTTAAACATTGTCGAGGCTCGTTTTCGTATTCGGTGTTACCAAATTGATGACGGCGGTGCTACTGTTACCGTATTAGGACAAACGGAAATAACTCAAACATCGGTTGGTGCTTTTGACAATCAAATTGATGTTAGTATTTCACTTGAAGCGATTCGCCCTGAATCACAGGATTCAAATGTGTACTGCATATTCGAGGCTTATCAAAGAGGTGGAGCAACTGGCAGCCCATCCGACCCGTATTACAACACGGTGTTAACGGTTGACTATGCTCGATTTAGTGTTGAATACATTGATGCTGAGTTCACGCATTACAACCGTCCTATCAATATTCAAGAATCACTACCCGATTGGACGTGCGGAAAGTTTATAAAAGAGATTTGCAATATCGGCGGCGTTATTCCAATCGTAAACGAATGGGATAAGAAGATTCGGTTAATGATGCTCAATGAGATAGCAGCAAATAAACCAGTAGCCCGTAAATGGCAGCCTAAGATGGATTTGAGCGTAAAGCCTAACTACACATTCAAAGTTGATGGATATGCTCGATTAATGAATATGCGATGGAAGCAGGATGAAAGATACGGGTATTCAATATCGGTGTTCAACGAGCAGTTACCCGAAAAGCTGGACTACATAAAATCCGAATTTAGCTGGTGCGCTCCGACTTTGATACTTGGCAAGACTTGGTTTTGCTCTCAGATGAATTTATGGGATAGCGAAAAGGGATATATTAAGTTCGATAAGAATTGCTATATCTCTTTGCTTCAAAGAAGAACCGGACACGTTACCTACACCTCTCAAAACGAAACAAACTTGAATGCAGCGGGTGGTACTTCATTCCCGTGGGCTTACTTTCAAGCGCAGGGTAGTTTACCTTATAACCTTCAATGGCAATTCTTGTATGAATCGTTTTACAATGATTTGCTTTCGGGAATAATTGACCAGATTATGCAGGTCGATATTGACTTTCGGTTGAATGAATTTGATATTAACGATTTCGATTGGTCAATTCCAATATACTTGCAAAATCCAAGCGGGTATTACTTCGCACAACAATTAAAAGACTTCACAACCTCACAACAATCGACTTCGGTTGAGTTAATAAGAATCGGGTAAAATGGCTGAAACTACTGAAACACTAATACTTGACATTCAATTCGATTCTGAACAGGCGGTTAAAGAAGCGACCGACCTGAAAAACACCATTGCCGACCTTCGTAAAGAGAATAAGGCATTACTCGAAACGGAGGGCAAGGTTACTGATGCTTATATCAAGAATGAAATTCAGATTAAAGCCTTATCGAAAGAGTTGGCAGCTAATCAGAATATTCTTGTTAAGTCAGTACAGGCAAATAAAGCCTCTGAAGGTAGCAATGATAAGTTACGTTCAACCTTATCGGTTCTTACGGCTCAGTATAACGCATTATCAAAAGAGGAAAGAGATAATTCAGTTGCTGGTCAAGTCTTATCGAAAACGATTAAGAATATTTCTGACGAGTTAAAAGGTTCGGAGGGCGCAGTTGGCGACTTTAGGCGAAATGTAGGGGATTATGAAGGTGCTGCAAATCGAGCAAGTAATTCCTTGCAAGGAATGAAAGAGCGGCTTGCTGAACTTAATAAGGTAATTCAAACAAGTGATGTAGGAGGGAAAGAGTTTAAGGATGCGCAGGATGAAGCGGGCAAGCTAGGACTAGCAATCGGGCAGGTTGAAGGTAAGTTAGACGAGTTCGGAAATAGAGAACCTAAAAACCCAGCTAAAAGAGCATTTGATGACACGGTGCAGGCGGCGGGTGCGGCTGCAAGTGCTGTTCAGCTTTCTTCATTAATCTTTGACGAGAATAGTGCAGCAGCAGAATCGCTAGCTAAGTCAGTCAAAGCCTTAGCAATCGGTCAGCAAATTGCAAACATTGTCAAAGAGAAGGGCGCAATCATTGACACGGCTGCAACTATTCAAACTGGTTTATTAGCTGGAGCAACTGCGGCTTACGGTGTAGTAACTGGAACTACTACGGGAGCATTAAAACTATTCCGTATTGCACTAGCTTCAACTGGTATAGGTGCTATCATTGTCGCACTCGGTTTACTTATTGCCAACTTCGGTGCAGTAAGCGATGCGGTGCGTAGTTTCTTAGGCTTGGCAAGTGATGAAGAACTAGCAAGCGAAAAGTTAAAGGAAGCATACAAAGGTCAATCCGATCAATTAGGTCTACTCATATCACTTGAAGAAAGGCGAATCACTACAATCGGAAATATATTTGATAGGTCGATTGCTTTAGCTAAGGCGCAAGGTAAAGACACGGCTTATTTGGAGGGTGAAAAACAAAAGGCTTATGAGAAAACGACCCTGCAAATTATCGGGCAGTTAGAAGCACAATTAAAAAATGCTAAGGCTGCCAACGTTTCGGCAAAGGAACAGATTTCACTTGCTCAACAAATTCAAGATAAGCAGGAAGAACTAGCCAACGCTCAAAATGAAATTGAAGTTAAGAAAGCTGAAAAGTTAAAAGCCAATCAAGATGCAGCGATTAAAGCGGCAAAAGAAGAAGCGGATAAGAATAAGGCGAAAAACGAAAAGATAGCTGAGGATAATAAGAAAGCAGCCGAAGAAGAACTAAAACTCCAACAAGACCTTGCTAAGGCACGACTTGACTTATTGGAAGATGGGGCGAATAAAGAAATTCTTATTGCTCAAAATGCAGCGGCGGAAAGATTAGCTGCAATAACAGGAACAGGCGCAACGGCTGAGGCTTTACGACTTACCATTGCTCAACAAACTGAACAGCAAATTGCAGAAATAAAAAAGAAATATGCTGATGAAGCTATTGCTAAGAACAAAGAAGTATTCGACAAAGAACAAGAACTAATCGCACAACGACAAGCCCGCGAAGCTGAGGTGTTCGCACAACGTCAACAAGCGATAATCTCACAAGCTGAGTTTGAATTTGCCCAGCAGCAACTTGGTATATCAAACCAAGATGCTTTGTTTTTAAAGACGGTTGAAGGGTTGAATGCTCTAGTAGCTATCCAAGCGCAAACAGGTCAAACCCGTGCGGAAATAGATCAGCAGTATTATGACTTTGTTGAACGTAATGGTGAAATAAGTTTCGAGCAGTTTGTTGATTTGCAGGCTAGACAAACAGCAGTAGTAGAACAAGCAAACCAGCAAAATGCGCAAGTTTATGCAGCATTCGCGGCTCAGGTGGGTGAGTTATTTGGTCAATCATTAGCTGAACAGGGTAATCAGTTAAAAGGATTTTCAAAGAAGTTCTTGATTATGATTCTCGATTTACTTCAAAAGCAAATACTTTCATCTGAGGCTTTCTCGGTTGCTGAATCAGTTTCTAAGTTTGGTCCAGTAGCTGGAGGTATTCGGGCGGCTCTTTCAATTGCGGCTATTCAAACAGCTTTTAGTTTAGCAAAAGCCAAACTATCACAAGAACCTAAAGGATTTGCAACGGGTGTAATTGGCATCGAAGGTGCTGGAACGGAAACAAGCGATTCAATCCCCGCTTGGCTATCGAAAAACGAATCGGTAATTACAGCCGATGGAACTAGGTATGCAGAGCAAAACTTTCCGGGCTTTCTTTCTTTCCTAAACTCAAAGAACAAATTTGCTACGGGTGTTGTGAATTTTCAGGGTAGTAATTCAGTTGCGGATTCGAGCGGTTTTGCCGTACTTGCAGATGCTATTAGTCAAATACAGCCGATTGTTAAAGTATCGGATATTAACAAAAAGCAATCCGATTACAGCGAGGTAAGAGTAACGGGTACAATATGAGTGAATCAAGAAAGGACTTAATTCGTAGGTTATCGAAATCGGGTGATATTGTCGCACTTTATCGAGCCGGAATGTTACCCGATTACATTGGAAGGTATCGAGATATTTACTACGAATTGAACGCTTTATATGCCACCGGAGTTGAGAGGATGGTCGCAGTTCAGCAGATACAAGATAAGTTCGGATGCTCACAAGCGACTGTTTATAATGCAGTCAACTGGATGGAATCGTAATTATAACAACAGTTAGAAATATCCTAACCAGCCCCTAATTAAATTTGGCGGCATGGTTCACCACATCTACCTAGAAGGAATTGTCGGAAAGTCGATTACGAAGAAATCCGTAGTATCTAATCTTTCCGGTGTTAAAGCCGATGACACGGTATTGATTCATATTCATTCAAATGGTGGTGATGTAGAAGAAGGATGGGCAATTCACGACTATTTAGTAAGTGAATCACAAACAGTAGGATTCCAAATTGATACCGTTATAGAGGGTGTATGCAAGTCAATTGCTACGCTCTTTTTTGCGTTAGGACAAAACCGAATCATAACACCTAACTCCCGACTTTTAATTCATAACCCGTGGGGTAAAAATGAAGGGGATGCAGCAAGTATGATTCGATATGCTGAAGCACTAGCAATCGAAGAAAATAGACTAGCTGAATTCTACGCAAGTTCAATCGGTGCAAGTGTAGACCAAGTTCGTAAATGGATGGAGGTCGAAACCGAGTACAACGCACAGCAAGCCGTTTCGATGGGCTTTGCCACAGCCGTTGGATTAGATAAAGCCGACTACCAAGATATGAAGGCAGTCGCATTAATTTCAAAATTTCACACTAACAATAAACCTAAAATGAGTAAACCTTCATTCAATGTGCAAGGGTTTGTCGAAAAGGCAAAACGCGCATTAAAAGCCTTAACAGGCGAAATCAAAGCCTTCGATGCGACATTGGAGGATGGTACTGCAATCTCTATCGAATCGGAATCAGAAACGCCAGTTGTTGGTGATATGGTTACGTTAACCGAAACAGGTGAAGCAGTTGCTGATGGTTCTTACGTAATGTCAGACGGTACAACTATCGAAGTTGTTTCCGGCGCAATTACCGTAATCACACCAGTAGCACAAGCCAACGCAAGCGCGGACTTAGAGGCTAAAATCGCAGCATTGGAAGCTGAAAACGCGACAATGAAAGCAGCCCTCGAAGTAGCAGAGCCGATACTTGAACAAGTAAAAGCATTGCAAGCTAAGACGGGAGCATTTTCGCCAGCTTCAGCACAAACAAAGCCGCGCACTATCAACGCTCAAACTAAAGACAAAGGTTTCAAGATGCCCTCTAAAGCGGACTTGAAGCCGAACCAGCGTTTGAAAAAAGACTAAATAACCGCAATCACTAACAATAAAAACAACTGAAAAGAAATGGCATTAATTGATCCAGCCGATTTGACCTTCAATGGCGAAGAAGCACGCTCCATGTCTGATGCGGTTATCGAAACAATCTTCGAGAATCCCGCAGTAACTGATTTGATGACCGTCTATGATGGCATCGTTGCTAAAAAACAAATTCCGTTTTTAGGAATACTTTCCAAAATCACTAAAGCCGATGCTGGTTGTGGTCAAGGGCAAACAGCTAAGAACATCCCAATGACTGAAAAGTTTTGGGAACCGGAAGCTGTTAAGATTTGGCTTACTATGTGCGGTTCTGAGGTTGACGATTCATTTTGGGTATTTGCTCAAAATACAGGTGTTGACCGCGACAATGTAACTGGAACTGATATCGCTCGTTTCGTTGTTGACCGTATGAGTTCAGCAGCTCAAGAAGATTTGCTTCGTATCATTTGGTTTAACGACACAGCGCACAAAAATGTCGCTGATTCAGGTGTTATCAAAAATGGCGTATCACTTGCTGACTATACTATCATTGATGGACTTTGGAATCAGATTTACGCAATCGTAGCAACAACAGCCGCACGTAAAACAGCAATCGCTAAAAACGCTCAGTCAACTTTCGCCCTTCAAATGGCTTTGGGTTCAACTGATGCGCTCGATACTTTCCGCAAAATGATTGAGGCTTCAGACCCGCGTTTGAATGCTGCTCCAAACAAGTTCTTCATTGCAACACGTACACTTGTAGAAAACTATGCTACTTATCTTGAATCACAAGGTAACAGCACTTCGTTTGAGCGTATCGAAAACGGATATGTGATGCTTCGTTATCGTGGTATTCCAGTTTTCGGTTTCGATTTCTGGGATAGAACAATCCAAGCCGATATGCAAAACGGTACTAAGTACGATTTGCCTCACCGTGCTATCTTGACTGTTAAAGAAAACCTTGCAGTTGGTTACGATGCTTCAAATGCAGTAGGTGATTTCCGTGTTTGGTATTCTGAAGATTCTGAATTGAACAACTTCAAAGGCAAGTATCGTGTTGATGCAAAAGTTTTGCAGGACTACATGATTCAAGCGGCTTACTAAACTAACTGGGGAGCGTAAAAACTCCCCTATTTTTTCACACTAAAAAAGAAAATAAGCTATGCCTTCTGTAACTTGCCCCGGCATTAATACAAATGCCTTCCTAGACTGTACTAAGCCCCTTTTACCGGGCGTGAGTGATATGCTTTATTTGTTCAACTGGGCAGATATAGCAACTATTACCGAAAATGCTTCTTACCCTAACTTAATCGAAGGGCTTACCTTAACGGGTAGCGCAAAGATTTACCGTTTCGAGGGTAAAAAATCTTCTAACGAACCGAAATCAACTTTGGTAGAAGGACGCTACCAGCCTTCTTTTACTCACGAGGTTGTTTTCAAAATGTTCAATATTGATTCGCCTACAAAGCAGCAACTTGAATATATGTGCAACACTAAAATCGTTGCAATCGTTGAAAACAATTTTAAAGGAACGGGCGGAGAAGTCCCTTTCGAGATTTACGGACTACGTTCAGGACTTACAATGCGAGCCTTAGAGCGTGTTTTGAATGATGCTGATACTTTGGGTGCTTACAATTGCACACTTGGAACGTCTGACATCGACAAAGAACCGTACTTACCAGCTACTTTCTTTGATACTGACTACGCTACAACTAAAGCTATCCTAACGGCTCTATTCAAAGCATGAGTTTAGACCAGCTAATAAAAGAGCTGGCAGAAATTAAGCACCCGTTGATGGTTATGCGCTCAGGCGAGGCTATGCAACGGGTGTTTGATTTATACCGGACAATCGCAGGACGTGAGCCGCGCGGTTCGGGGCGTTGTTATTCATGCGCGTGTGATGCTTGGCATGAATTAAATAGAATATCACAAGTTGGTACAGGTTGGGATAATTCGTTAAATTTACCCGATTGGATTCCAGTAACCGATTTAACAATAATTCACAAAATGGAAAAATACAAAATGACAGTTAAGAGTTTCCGACCTTTTGGAAGCCCTGACACCATCACAGAATTGAACACTACTGATGCTCAGGTTGAAACATTAATAAAAGCAAATCCTGAGTTTGAAAAGTTCTTTGTTCTTCGTGATGCGAAGAAAGCAAATGCGAAGGCTCAGTTTGAAATCGAAAGCCAAGATTCAAAAGCCGGAAAGGCAAAATCAGAAAAGAAGCCTAAAGCCGAAAAGAAAGTTGATCCAGCAAAAGAACACAACGATGACGGTATTCCTGAAGGTCAAGCATGGCATGAAGAAGAAGTTGTTGTAAATAAACCTGAATAACAAATTAAATGGCTGCACCTAAAGTATTAATTCCGAGGCAAACCAAGCGACTTGTAAATACGCTCAATAGGACTGAGAATATCCAAACTTGGGATTATGACAATGCTTATGCGCAACGAATTAAAGACCTTTGTAATGCTTCAGGTGTAGCTACTCGTTGCATTAAAAGGCATTCAAGATTTATCGCTGGTAGAGGCTTTACCGATATTGCCACTTATAAACAAGTAATTGATTTAAAAGGCGGCACGGTTGACAAACTACTTGGTTTATGCGCTCGTGATTACTCTTATTTTGGTGGCTTTGCTATTCATTTTAGATATAACGGGCTTGGGCAAATCATTGAACGTAAGTACATGAATTTTGCCGACACTCGTTTGTGCAGCGATTCGGATAAGATAGCCTTTTACGATAATTGGGATGGGCTTAGTCAGGTTAAAAAGTTCAATCTAAAAGAGATTAAACGGATAAACCGATTCAATCCATCGACTGTTATTGATGAAATTAACGAATGCGAGGGATCAACTTACTTGGATAAGGTAGAAAACTACAACGGTCAGGTACTTTGGTATTCATCTGAGGGCTTTTCGGCTTATCCTATCGCACCGATTGACCCTGTTGCTGAAGATGTAGAAACGGACTTTCAATCGAAGCTATACAAGAATAAAAACATCCGAACTAGCTTTACAAGTTCGGGTATGTATATCCAAGTAGGAAAGTCTGAAACCGACAAGCAGCGACAAGAAACGCAAAACAACCTTACTGAATTTCAGGGTGCTGATGCAGCGGGTAATATCATGCTTGTCGAGATTGATGCTGGTGATGTCGCACCTTCATTCGTTCCATTTTCAGCAAGCACGACTGAAGATAGACGTTTTGAGTACCATGAATCGAGTGTTGAGAAATCAATAGTTAAATGTTTCGCAATCCCGCCTGTATTGGCTGGTATTCTTGAAGCTGGAAAGATGGCTACTTCGTCTGAATTGAAAGATGCTTACGATATCTATAACAGCGAAACCGAACCGGAACGAATTATCTTTGAAGAACAATTTACTAAGGCACTTGGAAAGCCTGTTTCTATTTTACCGCTAACAATCAACTTCAATGCTACACCAAACCAAGTTAATTGATAAGTCCGATATTCAACTGATTCGGGCAATTAGCGATAATGTTCCAGCGGATAGATTAGAGCCGTACATAATCGAGGCACAGGAAGTTGACCTTTGCGGATTATTGGGAACTGAACTATTTGAAAAGCTATTTGAAGAAGTAGTACCGAATACATTTCCAGCGACATACGTTTATGCTGATTTGAAACCTGAATATTCTACTTACTTGGCTTATATGGCTTATGCTCGTTTCTTAACGCAGCAACAAGTAGTGGTAACATCGCACGGAGTAGTAGGAAAGAAAACCGATTGGAGCGAGCCGGTAAGCGATACGGCAATGCAGCGAACTATTCAGGCAGCACGTTCAACCGCTCAGGTGTATTCGGATAGATTAATCAAGTTTCTCAATGAAAACGTAGAAACATATCCCCAATGGAAGAAATGCGTTCATTGTGAAATTGAAACGGGAAATAATAAAGGTCGAGCAAGTATTTCAGCAGTAAAAGGAAAGCCGTCTGCATGGAGGTTACGGTAACTAACTTAGGTGGTTCGATACGAATAGTTGATAATCGGGATGAAACCGAAACATCGACTACAACCGTATTGAAAGACGGCGTTAAGATTTTCCAGTTTGGCGATGTTTGTCGAATTACATTTAAGTCAGGTGCTTGGATTGATATTCTATTCGATGAAGTTGAGGTAATAGGTTTCACCGTTTCGACTATTCCAAGCGATTCGGATGAGTTTTACGCCGCTTTACTTGCTGTTATGGCAGATTATAACGGAGGTAGTGAATCAAGCCCTTATAACTTCTCATTCAAAACCATTAACGAGGGAGTAACTATTGATATTCCAACCGAGCAGCAAATGACTGTTTTCGGTTCGATGCGTGTTGATGGAGTACTGGCGGTTGATGGAGAGTTAATATTGACTGATTTACCTTTGGATGGTTTGGACGGGGCAGACGGAATAGACGGAATAGACGGAATAGACGGAATAGACGGAATAGATGGAGTTGATGGAGTTGATGGAGTTGATGGTAACGATGGGCGTGGAATAGTTTCCGAAAGTTATAACGCCGCAACGGGCGAGTTAACACTTACTTTCTCTGATGCAACTACTTACACCACATCCGACATGCGCAGCCAATCGGAATGGAAACATATTCAAACGCAAACAGCTTCATCTTCCGCTTCAATCGACTTTCTATTAACTGGTGGATATACTCAGTACAAAATCGAAATACTTAACCTTGTTTCGGCTACTAACATTGTTGAGTTATGGGCGAGGATGGGTACTGGTGGAACGCCGACCTATGGAACTGGTGCGAGTGATTACGTACACACCCGATCAACGGGAGTAACTACTTCATTTGCCTCCGCTGGTGCTACTGATTCAAAAATTGTGATGCAAGGGGCTACAATCGGAAACGCTTCAACTAACTATTTTAACGGTGAGTTGGCAATTGTAGACCCTGCAAACACTTCACATCATAAAGGAATTAGGCACGAATCATTTTCCTTTTCATCCGGCGGCACTTATTACACGCAAGGAACAGGAAGATATGCTAATACGGCGGCGGTAACTGCTATTCGATTGTTATTGAGTAGCGGAAATATCGCATCTGGAACATTCATTTTAAGCGGTAAATAATGGAAGAATTTGAGCCGCCTACACATCGAATGGTTAACGGAGAAAGGGTAGAGCTTACGCCCGAAGAAGTAGCTGAGATATTAGCACAATGGCAAACGGAAAGAGAAAAACAAATTGAAAACTTAAACAACGAATAACATGGCATTAATTTCAATAAGAAAAACAGCGGCAATCGAGCCAGCACCAACCGACACCGTATCGCTTTACGTTGATGCATCCGATAATCACTTGAAACAAATTGACGAGAACGGCAATATTATCGACTTAACTGATGGGTCTGCAACAAGTAGTCCGAATGCAGCTAGTTTAGTAAATACAACTAAGGCGGCACTCGTTACGCTGTTAGGTGGTGGACTTGCAAACATTAAAGCCACCTACCGAATAACAGACGCTACCGATGGAATCATTCGCGTAACGGCAAAGACAGCCTCGTTATTAACCGCCACCGCAATGAAGGAAGGCTCGGATAACGGAACAGGCACAGTAACAGCAGGCGAGTGGGGCAATTACGACTTGGATGCGGATGTTTTTACGAGCGGGAATGACTTACAAACCGTAACAGATTCAGGTAATTCAACCACAAATGATATACGAATATTAAAGCCAACTATTGAGATTGGTGATGTATTGAATGAGGCTGCTGGATTTGAAATACTGATGTCAAGAGATGACGGTGTTGGTAATAATTTTTCAGTAAAAATAGGTGATGGTGGAGATACATTTTTTGTAGTAAATTCTACTGATAATGGAAATGCTGCTTTTTCTGTAACTACTATTGATGGTTTTGTTTTAGGAATTTCCGCAAACTCTATAATTCAAAATGTATCATTATTAGCTCAAGATAAGTCAACGCAAATGATTGGAAGTTATTACAATACTTTCAATGGTGTTCCAAGTGTAAATGAAGATAGTACAAAGGGGTACGTAGCAAATGAATCTATTTTAAGAGATTACAATACTCAAATAGAATACTTATGCACAAGCTCGTCTGCTGGTGCTGCTGCATGGAAGGTAGCAACACCAAGAATACCTCATTCTATTTTTACGCCTTTAACTGGCGCAACCGTAACAACCGCTGTAAATCAAACAAACATTATTAATCCGGCTGGTGCATTATTGGCTTTAACCATTAATCTTCCATCTAGTCCTGCAAATAATGACTTTGTTGAAATTAAATTCACTCAGGCAATAACAACAGTAACTTACGGTGGTGGAACGGTTTTAGGTGGTATTGTCGCGCCTATACTGGGTACATTTACAAAGCTAACTTATGATGCAGGAACTTCAACTTGGTACTAAAATATGACCACATCAGTAGTCGGGGTTGCGCTGAATGAGATTGGTGTAACTGAGTTTCCTAAGAATAGTAATAAGACGAAGTACGGAGTTTGGAGCGGTCTAAACGGTGTGGCTTGGTGCGGCTTATTTTGCTCTTGGGTATACGAAAAAGCTGGAAAACCTTTACCTAAAATAGGTTTCGCTTTCAACGGTTTCGCTGGATGCCAAACAGCCGTTGCTTATTTCAAGAAAAACAAAATGATTACAACCGCTCCAACTGAGGGGGATATCGTTTTCTTTGATTGGAATAAGGACGGACGTTATGACCATACTGGAATATTCGTTAAATGGATTGATGCTAACACCTTTGAAACAATCGAAGGCAATACAGCAGTAGGAAATGATTCAAACGGCGGTACTGTAATGAAGCGAATCAGAAATAAAAATGTATCAATCTTTGTAAAAGTTATATAAATATGTATGGACGGATTTAACACAAGAAGATTAGTAACCTCCCACAATTTTAACCGTACCACAAAGCATGAAAACACTCATGCTTTTTTTATTGCTATCAACTGCTTCATTCGGTCAATGTAACACGAACCGATTTATGCAGCCGTATTTAGCTTTGCCTAGTTTCTTTGGGTTGTACTTTGCGAATCAATGTATTTCGGGAGCGATTCGAGATACAACTATTTGCGTGAAGATTCCCCGAACTAATCAAGGTCAGATAGCAGCATTCAGTTATTCATCCCCAAGTGGTCAACCAGCGTTTGTAACAGCCGTTAAGCAGTATAATAGCGCGTGTATCTTCATTGAAAACGGAACGCTGGTACAAGCAGGAAATGACACGGTTACGGTCTGCTATACGATACAAGCACAACTGATTGATAACTTTTGCCCGTATTCGATCATGGCGGGTGGATTAGCAGTTGATTGGTGCGGTATTTATGCCTATCACAGCGATGGAAACCTAAAGATGAGATTTTCTACTTGCTCAAATTCAGGAACGAAATACTTTGACATCATTACCTCAACCGATGCTGTTAGTTGGACTTCTTTGATTAACGTATTGCCTGAAGTCGAAACCAAGTCAACTGAATCGCATTATAACATTTGCATTCCTTTTAATCGCGGCGGATCTAATTACTTTGCCGTGCGTGAATATGACTTAAACGGCGGTGTCCATGTTTCCCCGATTGTATTTGTCGAAATCCCTTATCCATCTAATGACGGCAGCGGATTTGATTTGTTAGGTCGAAGGGTTAATGATGGAAATTATTTGTTTTATGTAGGAAAGTAGTAACTTTGACATGGTAATGTAGCTCAGTTGGTTAGAGCGTTTTAGTGTCGGTGGTTCGAGTCCATCCATTACCACACATAATTTCACCGTTATGTTTCTCTCGCGACTTAAAGCCTCGATTAATTTCGGGGCTTTTTTGTTTTGTATATAATTATTGTTACATTTGTGAGGTCGATAACGTTGAGCATATACGAAGGCAGGGCTTTGAAACTCAAATGCTCGTTTACTTCCGAAAGTTCAATAGAAATACAAAAGCTGAAAGTTTGCACTTCTGCCCTGCTTTTGTATATGCATTGTTGGCAGTAGTGCTTTTTGTCAAACGAATAAATTTTAAATAAATGAAACA